TGACAATGAAGCTATTCTCCCCGCGGATCAGGGAGCAAAAGCGCTCTAAGCGCTATATAGCATTTATGTCTGTGGTGAAATCAGGGCCCCCGGACCAAATAGAATTTGGTCCGGGGGCTTTTTTTTGTCGCCGGATCGAATCTGTTCTTTAACATGGAGGAAATGTACATGGACAAAAGAGAACTGGCGTATGTGAAACAGACAATTTTTGCAGTAAAAGACTGGGATGCTTTTCAGAACGTTCTCAGGTTTTGGTCAAGAATGATTAAACCTTCAACTACTGCGGTATGCATCGTCGGGGTGAAAAAAGCCTGACGATAAAAAGAAGAGTCCTCCCGGATATGGTTGACCGGTGGACTCTTCATCATTTACAATAAACGAACATTGGATCATCCGAATTAAGCGTACGTTCAGTATTAACGGGAGCCCACGGGGAGGCTCCCCTACGGTGAATCGATGATGGTGGAATTATACTATAAGGGGCGGGTCCCTGTGCCCGCCCGCAGAAGTCTCGTTGTCATTCCGGCTCAAGCCCGGAATGATTTGAACAGCCGGAATTCAAATGATAAACGATAAAATTCAAGTCGGCATCATAGGCACAGGAAAGCATGGCAGCCGTTATGCCAACCATATCGTCAATGATCTCGGCCATTGCTTTCAACTTGCTGCTATCAGCAGACGATCAGCCGAAGCGGAGCAACAGGCTGCAACCTGGAATACAACTCTGTATCAAGACTGGCGGGAGCTGGTCGGCTCAAAGCTGGTGGATGCGGTTATCTGCGTTGCCACTCCCAATCTCAATCCGGAAATCGGGCGATTTTGTGCTGAACAAAAAAAGCCGCTTCTGATCGAAAAACCCCTCACCACCGATTATTATGCAGCACAGGAATTCGTTGATCGGTTTGAGAAAATGTCCCTGCCACTCACTGTCGCCCAAACGCTGAGGTACAACAATGTCATCCTCGCCCTGCGGGATAATTTATTGTCGATGGGCCGGTTGTTTTCACTCTGCGCCACCCATAGACTCGAACCTTCTACGATGTCCTGGCTTGAACAGCCGGAGATTGCGGGTGGCGGCGTAATTTTTCATACGGCAGTGCATCTTTTTGATGCCCTCCGGTTTATTACCGGGCAAGAGGTCGTAAAAATTCGAGCAGTCTCCCGCAATATCTATAATCCTCAACTGGAAGATCTTCTCATTGCCGAGGCAGTGCTGTCAAACGGCGCCTTAGCTATTGTAGATACCAGTAAAATCAGTCCGGCGCGGGCATGCAGATATGAATTTGTCTGTGAAAAAGGACAATTGCATGGAGACCAGGTGCACGGCATCCTGCAAAAAATTGAAGGAATGTCGATCAACAATCTGCCTGTCAAAACTCCGGGGCCAGCTCTCCTGCCACTTCTTGTCGATTGGTATGCATTTCTTCAGGGAAATGGTAAAAATCCTATTTCCGGAACGGAAGGACTTGCCGCAGTCAAGATTTGTCACGCCTGCCGGGAATCTGTTGCCAGCGGTCAATGGGTGGATATCGAAGCCTTGTGAGCGGGATCTTTAAGCAAGGTAGGGTGTGAAACGTGTGTTCGCCCAAAAAATGGCTGGACATGTCGTGTCGACTGTGATAATTGACAAAACATATTCAGAAAGAAAGTTTCTGACAAAAAATCGAATAAGTCGGGGAGTGGCTCAGTCTGGTAGAGCACAGCGTTCGGGACGCTGGGGTCGGAGGTTCAAATCCTCTCTTCCCGACCATTTACAACGTTTTTGATTTTGCAGATGTGTTACCAAGTGTTACCAGATGTTACCAGGGGTTGTTAGATGTCATCTTCCTCAAAAATAGAGGGGAGCTTTCCAACTGCCTCTTCGCTTAATTTTTGCGAAAAGTGTTGATAGGTATCGACCGTTTGTTGTACTGATCGATGCCCTAATAAAATGCTAACGTGTTTCAAATCTGCACCGTTGTCAAGCAATTTTGAAGCAAACGAATGTCGTAGGTCATACATTCGAATCCTGCGTGTTATTTTTGCCCGCCGCTTTGCAGCTTTCCATGCTGATTTTAGCGACTGCACCGGCAACTTTCTGTATGTCACAACCGGGTCACTGTTCTTTTTCCCCTCCAGTTTATCATCCTTCAGCCATTTCCCCAGCAGTCTTAAAAGTGATTCATCCTGGATCGGCACTACTCTTTTCTTAAGGCCACCCTTGTCGGCCGAAAAAATAACGATGCTGCCGTTGGTAAGATCTATCTGCTCCCATGTAAGACGGAGCAGCTCCACTTCACCTGGTCGTAATCCTGTATAGTATGACAAGATAACTGCCCGGTACAGGTGGGGTGCAGCTGCCTTAAGAATGGCCTGTACCTCAATTACCGTTGGTGGGGTTATGACAGCATCGTCACGGTTGGGGAATTCAAAGCCCTCCATCGGATTAGCAGCAATATACCTTCGTTTGGCTGACCAGCGCAGGATTGCCCGGATGTCGGACAGGTCTCTGTGCACAGTTGTGCGTTTTACTTTTTTTAGCCTCGATGCGGTGTATCGGTCGAGGATCGCCGGAGTGATCTGCGCGGCCCGCATGTGACCAAGCTTTGGAAGCACAATATTTTCCATCTTGGTCGAAAGCGCAATTTTGCTTGCCGTAGCCATTACCGGCCCCTTTGCTGCCATGTATGCTTTGACCAGGTCTATAAAGAGAGGGGATGTATCCAGTGCTTGTTTTCCAAGGCCCAGTTCGTGGTTTCGCTCCCTGGCTTTTACTTCAGCCTCGGGGCCTCGACCAAAATACTCCCTGGTCCTGTCCGGCGCCTCGGTTATTTTGCCTTTCGGGTACCGGACAAACCATCTGCCGTCTGTTGTTTGATGTACTGACATGTTAAGTCAATCAGGCGCCTAGTGATTGCATGAGTTTTTGCCCCATAGGGGTATCTAATTTTATCATAGGGCCGTGACATTCTCTGCAGCCTTTGAACCTCGATAAATGCCGCCATGCTGAATATATGATGGCCATGATGATGGATATCCCAAAAAACCAAATAAACGCTATACCAAATATCCAGAGAACCAGCTCAACCAGTATGTTGCCTTTAGTTATCGTTTTTGGTTTGCCAGGAGTGCCGCACTGGGTACAGATGAACTTATAGGTGGGGACAGCTGGAGGGGTCATAGAGAAATCTTCAATTGCTTGGCTAATTGTTCTCTTTTTTGTTTTTTGGGCAGCATTAAGTTGCTCTGCCGCTTTCCTTTTCCTTTCTGCTGCGATATCAATTCCCATTAGATTCCACGTTTTCAGTCGTTTTTGGTAGAAAAGCCAGTATCAAAGTAACAATCCAACTAAAGATGCAAGTAAGTAAAAGTATTAAAGGAATGCTTTTCCCCCTGCTTTTTGCAAGGTTGGCATTGATGATAAATGGAAGAAAAAATCCTGCCAAAATAAACAACACAAAAAAAAAGTCCACCGCCATCAAGTCCAAACATTTTTGCTCCCTTTTTTTTAAAATAAATTAATCAACTCAGCGTAAATCAATCTCTATTTTGGAACATGTATTTAGACCAATGATCTTCATGTATTATTGCTATTTTATCTCCGTGGCATCTTTCGGACTCAGGATTTTGCAGCAACATCGCTTGTTCTATCTTGCGGCCGTAAGTAGTGTGTGCCCATTGATCACTACATAAACTCCCTATAACTAAGTAATCAACCCAATCGGAAATATTCGATTTTATATTACCCCCTCTTTCTATGATTGCCGCTTCACAAATTCTTCTAGGCCCATATGCAAATTTACCGGTGAGGCAAAAATAAGAACCTTTAATATTTATATCAGGTGGAGGGATATTTAGTGGAAATGTTGCTACCGTTGATTCGACTACATTAGCTGGACATTGCTCTCCTGTTATGCTTTTCAGGATTTGAAACAATTCTTCTTGCTCGCTTGGGTCAAGTATATTATCTGCCAACATATTCTGAATTCTTGAATAGAGTAAGTTGACAATTCTGTCGTTTGAATATCTTGCGTTTCTCTCCATCCACGAAAGCAAAAAAACTGTTTCTTCTTTATTGACGGCCCCATCGGCAACAATCCCCTTCGCTATGCCAATTAGCTCATCTATGGTTCTATCGTTAAGGATTCGTTTGTTAAAATGATAGTTTGTAGGTTGCCCATTCTCATCTTTCATCATTAAGATTCCTTTGGCTAAAGGTGTGGAATTAAATATTTAGTTTTTTGTTGATAGATAAATACTCTGCAAAATTAATAATCTGTGCCGTTTGTTTGTTTTTTTATGATCTTGCGTTTCCAATCGTCAAATTCGGGAAAGCGATTTTGAAACTCAAGACGAAACCATCCGGTAAATCCTGGACGTAGATTTTCCATATCGTTTAACCATGTTTGAATCTCTCCGAGGGTGTCGGCATCCATCTGGGCTAGTTCGCGGTACATCCTGATTGTTTTTGTTTCAGGCTCTGATGTCGAAGATACCAGCCTGTTTTTCATTGGAAAAGGCTCACCTTTCCCGTCTGCGAGCCAGTCTATATCACAACAAAAATAATTGGAGATACGTTGAAGGGTATCGAGCTTCGGTCTAAAAACATGACCATCTAATAAAAGTTTGAATTTGTATCCACCAATGCCAACCGCCTTGGCTGCATCCACCTCTTTGATTTGTTTTACATCCAGAAGGTATTGCAACCTTTTGCCAAACGGATGGCCTTGTCTTGGTACGTTGTTCTCTTTGTAATGCTCCTTTCTTGAAGAGGTTGGAACGCTTTTGTTTTTATCATCTTCGTACTCTTCATATTCATCGTCGTCATCATCGTCATCATCGTCACCGCCAGAACCAAGGCTGAGCGGACGGTTTTCAGGAAACATTTCCCCTTTTCCTTTAGCCAGCCATTCTATATTACAACCGAAATAGTCCGCTATTAATCTCATGTTTTTCGGTCCTGGAACGATTTCACCATTCCACCATTTACTAATAGTCGAACTATGCTTTCCTAAGCCGGCAACAAGATCTGTCTGGAATTTATTTTTTATAGACGCAATTGCCCGTAATCTATGGAAAAATTCTACCATTGAGTCATTCACTGTCATTTCCTGTTTTTTTATTCTTGACACTTACTGTCATTTGCTGATACCTTAGTCTCATGAATAGCACACAAATAATCGGAGCCATCTTAATGGCGACCGGAAAACGCCTCCCGGAAGTGGCAAAAGAGTATGGGGTTTCAAAAGCCACTTTTTACCGGGTAGTAAACAACGAGGTCAATAGCCCTAGAGTGCAGCAGATCATCTCTGGGCTAATTAACAAACCTGTCGATGAAATCTGGACGGATCAACAACATCATCAAGAGCAAGTGGAGCAACAAAATGCCTGAAAAAGTTATCAAGCTCTATCCTGTTAGCGAGGATATCTCTCCGGCCGTTGCTGCATTAATAAAATTTCACACCATATCGAGAACTGGTGACACAATCTCAATCGGAGATTTCGCCAGCAAGACAGAGATAACTGTAAAAAAAAGCGACATTCCGTTGCTCATAGCAATTTTAGGCTCTCACCTTCCAGAAGGGTCACGACCTTAATTATGCTGCCTTTGTCTTTTTTCTTGAGCTTATGTGTTCTGTAAAAATATTCAGCTATTTTAGCTGCTTGATCATTCGTTAAACTGGAATATGAAACCACCTGAAAAAAGTATCCGCCAATTTCAAAGGTTATCGGGTGAAGAGTTGTCGGTGTTTCCATCTCAATCTCGCAATAAAGGAAAAAGGAGCAACAACATGTCTGAACGATTGAAATTGACTGGTTTTAGAAATGCGACATCCTCTACCGATCCAATACTCACGGCAAAACTGCAATCAGAGCGTTCCAATATTCTTGAGTGGCTTGCTGATGGCACGTTTAGCTGGCTCGGTAAGTCTGAAAAAAAATGCTCCAGAGCCGATATTGATGCACAGAACATCACCATCAGCGGCAAGTGAAATGTCAACGGCTTCCGGCAAGGCTTGCATAGAGATTTCGAGGTTTTTGGCCAATTCATCGGCGAGAACTTCCGGGCTCATCTTTTTAACCGCATCCTGGCTAGACAGCAGGATTCCTGCGGCTATCGCGGGAGCTTTCATCGTCTCAAAAACGATTTCAACGGAAGCATTTTCTGAAGATGCAGCCATGGCCATCCAGTTTGGATCGTCGGTAAATGCGGTTTCTATTTTTTTTGCCACTATTTGTGATGGTTTCATTGTTGCACCAGTGAGATGTGAAAAATTAGGCCAGAACAGGCCAAGGAAGGGATACAAAAAAAAGTCCCGTCCCCTGAACGCAATTCGGGCAATGAGGGTCGCACTTCATAACCTATCAGGGGTACGGGCATTTTTGCAAGAAAATTTCGTTTTCATGATCCCAGGTTCTCATAATCGAGGAAGTTTTTAAATGCCGAACAAAACAAGAGAAATGCAATCATGGCAGGTTTTTCACTTTGCCCGAAAGCACCTGGGCCGCTCGGTGCTCTATTCAATATTCGGCAAAAAAAATGCCCGGGCAGTGGATTATTGGTGTGAGGATCCCCGCTATACCGCTAAGCCTGAGGGCGCATATGATCCGATTTATGGAGTTAAGATCCTGCTTGAAGCCCTGGACGATCTTGCCCATTGCGGAACTGTACGCTCTGCTCTTGCTTATCTTGCGTCAGGTACGTCTGCAGCCGCTGATAATGTTCCGGAAATAGTCGAGCCTTTACCGGATATATCAGACGAGATCCTTGCCGATTTCCGCGCCGTTGGCGAACTGCAGCGGGCAATTGAAAATAAGCTGGACCTTACCGGTGTTGAGCACCTTATGCATGAGGCGATCGCCGAATTGGAACGAACAGTCGCATGCTATCAAAAAGAATTTTTAAAAGGTGAACGGTAGTGAGCAAGCAGGACAAGAAAAATACTCTTCGCGAGTTAACGCAGGCAGAGATAGCTGCAGCCAGGCTGCGCGTAATGGCCAAAGAGTTGAATCTCCAGGCTGATGCCCTGGAGGCTTCTGTCGCTCCCCTTGTCCGGAATAAGCGAAGTAATGTTTACATAAACCCTTTCACTGGGAAAAAGATGACAATCAATTCCGTCGGCCTTGACGACTAAGGGGCATGATTATGAAATCAACTGTAATAATGGTCCTGTTGTTCCTTGTATGTGGTGCGGCGGCAGCGCTTTATTGCAGTAGTGATATGGAAGATCTGAAAGGGTTGATTGAGCAGCGCACGATGTTGTACCTGCCTGTTGAGTAAGTAGCAAGACTACTGAAGTTTTAATTGTGAAATAGTGCAGATATCTATCTGTAATAATAAAACTTTGTCTAAATGAGGATGTGTTAATGGTTACAGAAATGAAACAGCCACCCCGTAGAGCATATGAGATAATGGGCAAAGTAATTAGCCGGGGTGATGCTATGGAGTTGAGCCGTATAATTTCTAGATCACCACAGTTGGTCACGGCCTGGTGCCGCGAACCGATGTCTAGGAAGGAGGCAGCTTCCGGACGCACCAGCCCACTCGATACACTCCGCGCCCTCATACTCATGGTCAAAGAGGATGATGGTGCTCCGGATCGCGCTTACCCGATCGGCGATTATATCGCCAGTTTGCTTAACGGCGTATTCGTTCCTCTTCTGCAGCCGTCTCTTTCCCCCGGGTCTGATATGCTTGCCCGTCTATCGAGAGTGCTGAAAGAGACCGGCGAGGTAATCGAGTCAGCACGGCAGGTCGGGTTTGAAGGTGAAACAAACAGTGCGGCAAAGGCGGCATGCATCAAAGATATAGATGCAGCTATAGTCGCCCTGGTGCAGCTGAAGCTGAACATCTGTCCAAACGGGAGGTAGTGATATGTCAAAGGAGACCAGGGATTCTGTTGTTGTGTATGCCGGATACATAGTTGCTTATTCAGCTCTTTTTCTCATCGGTAGCTATTTGTTTTTAGTGGCAATGGCAGGGGCTTGAGATGATTCATCTTTCTGTTGACTCTAAAAAGGTTAGTGCAATGCTGGCGAGATACCCCAAGGAAGCCGGTAGGGCTGCTGAAATTGCTCTTGATAGGACTGCGGTTAATATCCGCGATGGCATCAAGGGCACAATGAAGCGAGTGTTTGACAGACCAACAACATTCACGCTCAACAGCTTGAAGATAACGTATACCCGTAACCATAAACTCAAAGCGTCTGTATGGTTCAAAGAGCCAGAGCGTATGGCAGACCACTACCTCGTTCCCCAGGTTGAAGGTGGTAAGAGAAAGTTTAAGGGGTTCGAGCTGGCTCTTGATAGACTGAAGTTCATCCCCGGTAAAGGTGCGAGAATGACACGATCCGGCAATATCAGCACAGGTCAAATACGTCAGGTGTTGAGTGTCATGGGCCGTGCTGAAATGTACCCAGGGTATCAAGCTAACCTCACAGCTAAGTCTGCTAAAACCAATAAGAAGTCCAGGGATTACGTTTATCTACCCCGTGGTTCAAGTGGTGGCGCTCTGCCTCCAGGCATATACCAACGGGTTAAGCAATCCGGTAAGGGATTTGGAGGTATAGCCAAATCAAAGCTTGGCAAGTTCGGTGATTATCAGAAGGGCCGCAAACGAGGAAGGTTCTTTTCTATCATTCGTGCCCGCGGGCTCAAGCCTATCATGTTGGTAGGTAGGCAAAACAAAGCGGTCAAACCTTTGCTGCCGTTTTATTCCCTGGCTGACAAGATCTATGATCGGAAGTTCCGCTTGCACTTCGAGCGTGAGCTTTCAAAGCAGTTGGACCTATAACCCCCAGCCCCCCTCTATGAGCTACGCGAACCGAAAGGATAAGATCATGAAAAACAACCAACACCAACCTTTCACCCACCGAGCAACGCAAAGTTTGTCGCGGGTCCTTCCAGGCACTATCCACTGCGGGTATTTCGCGCCCCATTTTGTGGGACCATTTAAAAATTTAATTTTGGTGAAATAATGAAAAACCATATTGTTTCACTGGCTTATAATATCCGAAGGTCAATGTTTTGACATGAGTACAGCAAAAGAAATTGCCGACCTGGTGAATGAGCGCGTCGCGGATCTGTTGCCGGAAGATGATCGTCAACCGCTTGACGATCAATTCATCAAAGATTGTCTCGATGCCAATGAGCGGGGAGACGGCTGCATGTATGCCTCACTTTGCAAGGATCGTTTTTTGTATAACACGACTCCGAAGGATGGAGAGTGGTATTGCTGGGCCGGACATGTATGGGAGAGAGACGAGTTCCAGCGCTCAAAAAATGCCGTCGAAGAATGTGCCCTTGAATATCAGAGGATGATTCCGGAGCTGCAGAAGGAAGTCGAAGAGAAAGATATCGACAAAAAACACCCTGAAGCCTGGAAATTTCATCTTCTCAATAAATACAAGAGCCGGGTTGATAAGCTCCGGACTGTCCAGGGCATGAATAAAGTGCTCACCTATGCGCCGATCGTAGACGAATCAATCGCCTGCAAAGAGCATGATTTTGACAAAATGCCCTGGCTGCTGCCTGTTCAAAATGGTGTCATCGATTTGCAGACCGGTGCTCTTGGATCTGGTCGCCCTGGGGACATGATGTCGAAAGCGCTGGATCTCAATTACGATCCTCACGCCGATTATACCGAATGGCATAAAACTATTGTCGAAATCAGTGGCGGTGAAGAGGTTGCCGCATTTCTGAAACGATCCTTCGGCTACGCGATCACCGGCTTCTCACACGAACAGTATATCTGGGTTTTCCTTGGTGCCGGTCGGAACGGCAAAGGCATCATGTTCAATATGATCGGTGAAGTAATGGGGCCGTTTTACCATGAAATCAACAAGGCCATGCTCATCGAACAGCGCAATGAACCCGGCGCCAATGCGGCAAGTGAGCATCTGTATAGTCTTCTCGGTAAGCGCATTATCACCGGATCGGAAACCAACAAGGGGCAAAAGATCGATTGCTCTGCCGTGAAAGAGCTCACCGGAGAGAACCAGGTCAAGTGCCGGCCAAACTTTAAATCAGAAGTAAGATTTTTCCCGACTCACTCGCTTTTCCTACAAACTAACCACCCGCCTTATGGCCTGACCAGCGACTTTGCCATGGTGCAGCGCCTGTTGTTAATCGATTTTCCTTATCGATATGTCGATGATGTCGAGGCAGAAAAGAAAAAATACCCTCGCCATGCCGATATCTTCCGGAAAAAAGACAAGGATTTGAAAAAAAGATTGAGGGAACAAAAGGCCGGAATCCTGCGGTGGCTCGTCGAGGGGTGTCTTGAATGGCAGCAGCTGGGGCTTTGTCCTCCTCAATCAGTGACTGACGGCGTTTCGGCCCTGGCCAATGAAGAGGATTATATCGGCCAGTTCATTAATGACTGTCTCGAACATTTCCCCGATCAGTCTGATCTGCGGTTGCCTTGCACCGCCATGTACGACGCTTTCGAGTGGTGGTTTCAGGAAAATATCGACCAAAAAGAGCAGCGGATCCCCGCCATGAAGACGGTCAATAAGTCGCTGCGCGATCGAGGCTACGATGTTGAACCAAAGGGCGGCAAGACCTGGATATGGGGAATGATCATCAAGTTCGAAATAGCCGAAGAAGTCGCAGAATTCGCTAAAAAGAGGCGTAAATCATGATTTACTCATTTGCTCATGGTCTGCTCATGGCTCAAGTCATGGCCTTAACAATTTGTTTTCATTTATTGTTTTTTAAATTGCATGAGCAAATGAGTGAATTTCCGCGCGTACGTATATACAAAAAACATAATTGTGTTTTTCTTCCATGCGTACACATAGCATATCACTCATTTACTCATGAATAACATATAATAGGTAATGTAATTAATAACTTAAAGCCATGACTTGCACCATTAGCAGGCCATGAGCAAAAAATTTACTCATGGGTGAACTAAAATGACCATTTCTTCTATCCTTTCTGCAATAGCTGACCGTCACAATCTCCGCCGTAAGTCCGGTAAATGGATCGGACCGTGCCCGGACTGCGCAGGATCCAGCAAGTCCGACAAGTTCTATATCAAGGATGATGGCGGTTTCAAGTGTTACGCCTGCGGTTTTAAGGGTGATATCATCACCTGGCTGAGAATTAAGGAAGGTATGAGCTGTCCGGCTGCCCATGAAGCAGCTGGTCGTGATTGTAGGGCTGACAGCTGCCAAGTCCGTGACAAATGCCGCCTTGGTACCGGTGGCACAGTCAAAAGCAAAGGCAAAGGTTATAAACCATCGGTGCAGCCTCGTTCAAACGTGAACAAGGTCACTCCCCTGCCGATCACAGCGGTAACAGCACCGAACCCGCTTTGGTTGACCTGGGCTGATGGCCTCGTTGCCAAGGCGCAGGAAAATATCCAACAGCAGCCGGAGGTTCTTAAGTGGCTCGCGGATCGCGGCATCGACAATGCCGCAGTGAAACGTTTCGGCCTGGGCTGGCTCAACCATCAAGAACAGGTCAACCGTGAATCAATCGGTTTGACCAAGGTCAAAGACGACAAAACAAAACTTTGGGTACCGGACGGTCTGTTGATCCCGATCTATGACCGCAACGGCCAGCTGCATCGGCTTCGCGTTCGCCGCTCTCCGGAGTCCCGTGAAAAGTTTTTACCAAAGCTCAAATATGTGTGGATCGACGGCAGCGGCACCGGCCCCCTGGTGATCCGTCCGGCAGGTCCATATAGAGGCGTGGTCATTGAAGAGGCAGAGCTTGACACCTTCGCCACTGCCAGCGCTCACGATCAGGTGATGGTCATCGGTATCGGCACCGTAGCAGCCGGGTTGCCTGCAGCTCTCAAGACAGAACTGGAAACGGCGTCGGTTATTTTAGTCGCCCTCGATGCGGATGCGGAAAAAGACGGCAAGATGGGTGCCGGTCCAAAGGCATTTTTGTCTTGGAAAGCTGCATACCGTCAGGCTCAGTTCTGGACGGTTCCAGTCGGCAAAGACCCCGGTCATTACTTTCAACAGGGCGGTGACCTTAAGCTATGGATTGAGGCCGGATTGCCTCCTGTAGTCACCAAAGAAGCCATATTACCTGCTAAAGAATCACTTGAGATTGATACACCACCTCAAAAAATTGCCCATGAGCAGGCCTTTTGTCCTGAGCGTGCTCAACGGGGGGGTAGGGGTGTTGATAGTAATGAGGCCGAAAAAATCGATTTAAAGGCCAAAATTGAGACAAACGAGCCCATAAGTGAACCTATTTCGCAAAACTTGCAAATTGGAGCCCCACAATCGCCGGTCGACCGAATCCTCACCGCAATAAACAATTTACCGCCTCTGGAGCGTTCCGAAGTGATGAGTGCCTGGGCGATTATGCAAGGCCATCCTGTTTCCGGCTGGTTGTCACCTGATGGTATGGATGCTGGCATCATCGATGCTACTGGAGATTGGCGGCATCGTAACCAGGACTTGAGTGATAGGTTTTACAAGCTGTTTTGGGGTCCTGGTCATGGGGCTCTTTGCGAGATTTTTAAAGATCAATTTATACGTAACGCACGGATCCACAAGAAATGTGCCTTCGGCAGGGGTTGAAATGTCCGAAAATTTACAACAGATAAAAGCGCAGGCGACGGCCTCTGAATTAGCGGAGTTGGAAATTGCCGAGAATGGCAAAGATACCGCTCTTGACGCTTACAAGCTCAAGCCGGGTAAGCAAACCAAGGACAATATGGATGCCGCCCGGGCGTTCTATGATGAGACAGTAGCCCGATTGAATCAAAAATATCTGCCTGCGGCACCGGAGGAAGAACAAGAGCAGCTCGGCGGTGAACGTTTCGCCAGCCGTAAACAGGCGCTTGACTGGTTAAGGGGCCAGGGCTTCAAAATATCCACCGGCAAGTTTTATCAGGATTGCGACAAAGGTTTTCCGGCGCTTGCCCGGGATAAGTCCGTCAGCAAATACCATGTATTGCTTTATGGCCAACAATTGGATGCGGCCCCGAACCACGTAGCTGCAGGGCAGTATGCCGACACCGGCGAAAACGATTCGAGAAAAGCCAAGGCCGATGCGGATATGGCTGAGATGAAAGCTACCAAGATGCGGCGTGAGGAAGATAAGTTCTGGCTTCATGCGGATGACGCCTGGGCGATCACCGCCGGGCTGATCGGCACCCTGCGTGATTGCATTCGCCATCATCTTTTTACGGCGCAGGCGGAGATCGTGCTGCAGGCAGCTGGTGACCAGGACCGGAGCCAGGAGGTTTTTGAATTGACCGATGAAGTTATCAGCCGGGCCTTTAATGAAGTGGCCGGTGAATCCATAAATGTAGTTTTTGAAAAAGAGGGTGAGTGATGGGAAAAGAGCAAGGCAAAAAATCCATGCAACGCCTGGTGACCTGGCATGTGCCCACTTCCGATGATGTTCCGGACGGGATATTGCTGGTTGAGGTTGATAAGCTCGATGGCGAATCTGACGTCAATATCGTTTACATCGATGATGATTGCCGGACACTGATCGAGCCAGAATACGGCGATGTCTGGACTGCCTGGGAATGGCAGGATGTCAATAGGTATGCACTCCTTGAAGATATTTTGATTGCTCAACGATAATGACCAGCCAAGCCACACAAACCAGCATCGTCCCTGGCCGCGTCCATCCGATTCCACCCTGGGTACCGGCACGGCATCGGGCAAACCTCTCCGGTCGGGGGTTCCATCTCCCCCGCGTCCCGAAGGTGATCCGCAGGCGCATGCGGTCTGCAGCAAAGATCAAGGTGTCCGACCATGCGCTAAAATACCGGATGGTGACGGATGGGCCGCATACCGGACCGTGGCGTCATGAGTTTGCTCCGCATACCGTCAAGATCATGGATACCTACGGTTTGCCGCATGTGCGGGAAGTGTGGTTTTGCGCAGTTGAGCAGTCCGGTAAGACTACCACCATGCTCAACTGTCTCGAATGGGGCATCGATGTGGATCCAGGTGATGTGTTCTGGATGATGCCTACCGAGAAAACCGGCGACAAGATCACCGGCGGGAAGATCATCCCCATGCTGAAGTCATCCCCGCATATGGCGAAATACCTGAGCAAGCGTCAGGATGACACAACCATGTCGAAGATCAAGCTCAATCACGGCATGACCATCCATCCGGCTCATGCCAATTCGGCGTCATCGACTGCCACCTGGTCGGCCAAACATTGTTTTGGTGATGAGGTCGACAAGAACCCGCCCCTGGTCGGCAAGGAAACGGACTCGATCACCCTGATTAAAAAACGTAACCGCCTGTACAAGGGCCGGTATAAGCGATTCTTTGCTTCAACGCCTGCGGGAATGTTTATTTACAAGGGCATGTTGGCCTGTACCCAGGTGTGGGAATATCGGGCGCGCTGCCGGCACTGCGATAGCCTGATCAAGATGGACGGTGATCACCTTATCCTGCCTGAAAATGCTACGCCGGAAATGCTCGATGGTCCCGATATGGTCCGCTATGCCTGCAATGAGTGCGGCGTCGATTGGAATGACGCCGACCGGATGGAAGCGATCCGGACCGGTCGATGGTTTTGCGTTAAGGGTGCCGACGTCCCTCGACCAAGCAAGGTCGGCTTTCATCATCGGTCCTGGGATTGTCTGGATATCCCTTTGGTCGAAATCGCTATAGCCTGGCTGCAGTCAAAAGACGGAAGCGTAGCCGAGCGGATAGCCTGGGCCAATGGCTATGAAGCAATTGATTATGTCTATGAGCAGCAGGATAGATCGGAGGATCACATCCTGCGGCTCGTGGATCCGGCCATGCCTCGCAAGGTGGTACCGAGGGACATCTCCTGCATTGTCCTGCTGGTGGATGCTCAGCGGATCGGCTTTCATTACGAGGTTGTGGCCTACGGTTGGGGCCGCGAGCTGGAGAGCTGGCGGATTGATCACGGTTTTCTTATGTCGTTCCAAAATTTAAAAGATAAAGCCGCTGAAACCTGGCTGGATGCCGACGGCAAACAATACCGGATCCACGTTGCTTTCATCGATTCGGGCGGCGGGACCAATCCTCATAATCCTAAGCATTCCAGGACTGCCGAGATTTACGAGTTTTGTAGGCAGAATCCTCTCTTCCGTCCGCTGAAAGGCAGGCGGACAATGGAACAACCATGGAACGTGACCAGGCTCGACTTCTTCCCGGGGCCGAAGGGGAAGAAAGTTCCAATCCCGGGCGGGCTGCGTCTCTATATCATCAACGTGACCATGTACAAAAATGAGTTGTCCAGGAAGCTGAATATCGAGCCGTCCGATCCAGGGGCTTATCACCTGCATGCCGACATGGGTAAAGACTATGCCAAGCAGCTGTGTGCAGAGTACCAGGATGATCACGGCTGGTGGGTCTGTCCGAAGCATAAGCCAAATCATCATTGGGATATCGGGGTATACGGTCTGGCAGCTGCCGATATCCTGCAAATACGTATCCGCCGTAAGCCTAGCGAAAGCGGCCCGGCAAGAAAAGTCTATTCAAAAGGAGTAACCGTCAATGGCTAAATTAAACCAGCGTATAACGCACTCGGAACTTGAAGCGTTTAAACGGGATGTGCTGGAAAAGTCGGTGCTGGTCGCTCCAGCCGAAGCCGCCCGGATCCTCTCCTGTAGTGAACGTAAAGTTTACGACCTGGTGAGGGGTGGGGATCTGCATGGATACAACAAGAAAAGGGGCACCGCAGGTTTGCGGCTGCTGGCAAGAGAGCTGCAGGATTATGTGCAGTCCATAAAAATCGATAAGAACGCCTGGTTGGAGTAGCCGCTATGGACTTCCGCGTTCCGGATAAGACGATAATCGTCAAGTGCGAATCAAAAACGCAAAAAAACAGCAGGATTTTACAGGTGTTCCGTGCCCGCCAGTGGCAGCACAACTGCAGGTACGGTACCCGGCTGATGTATCCATGCCGATCTCTCTACAATGAGGAGTTTTGGGATAACCATTTTCGGTTGAGGCTTGATGGCTCCTGGATGAGGGAAAGTGCATTCAAATATCATTTTTTTACGGCTGACCAGGTGCAGGGAATAGTTGCCGGGCTGCTGGAATTTTAACAACAAGAGGCAAGCAATGGAAAAGAAACGGATAACATTTTACTTCGATGTATTCCCTGGGATGAATTTTAACGGCTTTCACCTGGCTGCATCGGTTCCCCCGGGGGAAAAGCTGGCGGGAAATACCCGATATGCTTTTACCGTCGAAGTCGCTCCGGCTGATGGCGTCGATGTCGAGGAAGAAGTGGAGGCGATTGAACAGTTATGACAGTTCGAGTCCCTACACATTCCAGGCCTGGCTATAGGTGCATGCCGAAACATTGTCTCTGTGACGCGATATCCACTAAAGCGGATCCACCGGAAACAGGCCGGAGGGTTCAGGCGTATGGTAATGGCTGGGAGTTTATCACTTGGCACAATGGAGATCAGGAAGTTTTTTGCCTGTGGCGCGATGATATGGATCAGCATCCATGTGAAAGAATTATCCAAGGCCAGAATATGAACCAAAATCAACAACAGAGGAAAGCTATGGATGATCAGCTACCAAATACCAGTACCATCAGGTGGATGCCTGTCGATGTTAAATGCTCTTACCTCCCGGATCCTAAAAAGGAAATCCTGATATATGACGGTCGCCGGGGTGTTGTGGTTGGGTGGGTCAGTTACCCAAAGGGTTTTGAAATAGGCGACAATCCAAGAAACATTCGGTGGTGCGAAAAAAGAACCGGCATCATCCTTGCCGACCCGAAATGGTGGGCGGATGTTTCGTACCCTGAAGGTGAAAAAGAATGAATATTCAAAAACCGACCAGAATAGTCAAAGAACCGTACAGAGAAAGAATAGTCGGCTACGGCCACAAGGTGCTGCAAGTCGAATGCGATAACGGCAAGACATATTCCATCTATCTGCTGGCCAAACTGCTGGATATAACTCCGTCCGCCCTCTTTCAGCGGATTAGACAACACGGCTGGGACTCACCTTTTGTGTTGCAGCCACGGGCAGGCAACGGTCTTGGTTTGGACGGCAAGCCAATAAACAAGATGCCGGAAACGGATAAAGGGCCGCTTTGCAATCTGTCAAATAAACCGAGAACTTATAATCTTGCTAAAATACCGCCACTTGGCACATACGAACAAAGGAGAATGCGATGAAAAATAGACTCAGCGATTTGAACAACCATCTTTTTGCACAGATGGAGAGACTCAGTAATGAGAAACTGGACAGTGAGAATCTAAAAAAAGAACTGGAGCGGAGCAAGGCCGTATCGGCAATAGCAAAAGATATTGTTGCCAATGGTCATCTGACCCTAAAAGCACAAACCTTGATATGGGACAGGGTGATTGACAACAAGGAGGTTCCTCGCCTGTTGCAAAACGATCAGGCTGAGGATGCATAGGCCATGGTTCGCCGGATATATACCTATGAGATGATTTGTTTTTTGCGCGAAAATTACAAACTTTTTCGCCTGCCGGAACTTACTCAAAAATTCAATGATAAGTTTGGTGAAAACAAAACAACCAGCCAGATAAGAGCTTGCCTGCACAACAACAGCATAACGTGTGGAAGAAAGCCGGGACTCTTAAAAGGAGAAAGATGTTTGTTGCTCTCTCCCGAGCAGGTCGAATTTGTTAAGCGCGAATATAAAAAGCGATCAAGGCAGTATCTGTTGGAGGCCATTAACCGAAAGTTTGGGTTGTCTCTGAAACTGAAACAGCTCACTTCCTTCGTGAAAAACCACAATATTACTTGCGGTCGGACTGGTCAGTACGTGAAAGGCAACGTCCCTTATAATACAGGAACAAAAGGGCAGGGAATTTGTAAGCCGAACAGCGGATCTTTTTTAAAAGGCCATGTCTCCGGCAACACCAAGCCGCTTGGTAGTGAGCGGATCTGCTCAAAGGATGGCTTTATCCTGGTCAAGGTTGCCGAGAATAACCCGTACACCGGAGCGAGAACAAGGTTCAAGCATAAGCATGTAGTTGTCTGGGAAAAGAACAACGGTCCGGTTCCTCAAGGAATGATAGTCAGGCTCATCGATGGCGATCCGACTAACTGCGAGCCGGAAAATCTTTTACTGGTGACCAGGGCGGAACATTTGCGATTGAATCAACTTGGACTGGCAAGCTATCCGGAGGAGTTGAAGCCAACCGTCGTAGCCATTGCCAAGCTGGAAGTGACGACGTTTGCCCGGGCAAGGAAAACACTAAGGAGTGAACAATGCCAAGAAATATGAGTTTTGCCATGACCACGGAGCAGATCCGCGCACGCACCAAGTCGGTGACGCGGCGCTTCGGCTGGTGGTTCTTGAAACCTGGTGATGAGCTGTGGGCGGTTGAAAAGGCAATGGGGCTGCAGAAAGGTGAGAAGATAGAGAGGATCACCTTGATTGAAGTCGTATCTGCGCGGCCGGAGTCTCTCGACGCAATAACTCCTGATGATTGTATCAAAGAGGGCTTTCCGGAACTTACTCCGGAGCAGTTTGTCGACAAACTCTGTGGGCATTATGGCTGTGCTCGCAATGAGAGAGTCAATCGGATTGAGTTTAAGTATTTGGATTATAGATATCTGTGAGGGTAGGTACGATGAAAAAACAAGCTGATTATGACCCTTCTCCATACGACGGACCTATCGAGCGAGCTGATGGAGTGCGGCCGTATAATCATTACCTTTGGCCTACAGAAAGCTGGTGGGCTAACCAAGAGTTACATCAGGGATATGATAGCCGTTGGCATTTCGGGATAGTTGCCTTAGCTGATGGCCGCTTTGCAACTGAGGGTCAAGTACGGTCTATCGAAAAAAACAATTACGGTGGGAGAAAGATTGTCTTTGCTACCAGGACGGAAGCTATAAGGGTTGCAGCGGCCAGGATGATCAGACAAGCCAGGTTTTCCCGAAAGTGGACCGGCCTTTTTTGTGGAGGAGTTAAAGGTGAAAAACTTGCTGGCTTGATTAATTGGACGCTGGGTGTTGTGGCGAAGGAGACCGGAAGTCCTGCTCCGAGGCCTGTGTGTATCAAAGAGATCAAAGAACCGCAGCCTAGATCAAAATTTCCATTGTTTGATTTTGCTGATTCAAGGAGAGAGCATGTGTGATTTCGAAATGAAAATATATGCAACGATAAGAAAGCAGAGCAAATATTATTATTCGCAGCAAAAATTTGAAGGGAAAAAGCCGGTGCCTTTTCCTGTTCGGCTTGAGTTTAAGGAGGATCCACGATGGCCTGTCAAGGGTGGTGTCGGGGGACAATATACGCTTTATGATGTTGAGTTGTATGTCGCCCGAGATGGGGAGCTGCTCGTGATACCGATGCATAAGAATCCTTGATGGGCGAGATGAAAGTATTATCTGGCACTTAGGAGGATACAGTAATGCAGCAGGAAAACGATGAATTTTATCTACAGGACAGTAGGCAAACAGTAGGCAACGATTTGTTGTGGTGGTGCGTCGATGGGGCTGGATATACAACTGATTTAAGCCGAGCATGGGTTATATCAAAAGAAAAGGCGATGAGTTTTAACAGGAGTAGAGAGACTGATATCCCTTGGCCTAAAGCCTACATTGACGAGAGAACACGTCCTGCAGTTGATTGCCAAAACGTCAGCCTCAAAGAAGCGCTTAAAGGTCATGGGCTAAAGCTAAAAAAGCCAAAAAAGAGAAAGCAGACCAGCGGCAAAACAAGGGGTAACTGTCCTGAGTGCGGAAAGATAACCTGGGATTATAACCCTTACGAGAACGCCTATTGCTCTGGTTGTAGGCGTTAGGCAACCTGCAAGATACTAACTGACGATAAGTCATCCCCCTAAAAACAAAATATCTGTTGTTTTTGAATTGCAAAAACAACAGATATTTTGCAATTCCCGGAAAAAGCCGGAAAAAGCCCACTATTTTTCAGTGGGCTTTTTAGCGTATTCTTGAGTCTCAATGACAAAAGGAGAGTACGCATGGCCGGAATCACCCTTGAAACAGCACAACAAAGATTAAACGACTACCTGGCTGCAGAGGCTAAAATCCTTGATGGCCAGGAAGTTGTTGTGGACGGACGCAAGCGCACCAGGGCTGATCTCGCTGCAGTGCAGAAAGGGATCGAGTTGTGGAATGGCCGGGTGCTAAAGCTTTCTCGTAATGGCCGCATCCGAATTGTGGAGGTAACTCCACGATGAGTCTGGCTAAAGAAATCACTGTTGGCAATCGTACCGTTAAGGTTCCTGTCACCCTGGCTGATCAGGTTGTCAACTTTTTCAGTCCTGCTAAAGGTTCCTCCCGGTACCATCAGCGGGTTCGTATGGCTATGTCCGGAGGTTACTCCGGAGCTGATAGAAGCCGTCGGGCCAACAAGTTTCCCGGCAAGCGTGAGATGGACGCCGATAGTGCCATCCTGCCCGATCTGTCCACCCTCCGTGAAGAATCTCAGCATTTAAACCGCAACAACGCCATTGCAGCCGGTGCCATAAAAACCAACGTTACAAAGGTTGTCGGTACCGGTCTTTCCGTTAAGTCTCAGATCGACCGTAAGTTACTGCGTCTCAATGACGCTGCCGCCGATCAGTGGGAGCACGCTGCAGAGCGAGAGTATAAACTTGCAACGGAAACCCGCGAAATCGACGCGGAACGGCATCTGCCTTTCAAGCTGTATCAGGGCCTTGCATTTTTAAAGACCCTGGAAGACGGCGATACTTTTATCAATCTTCCCCGTTTTCGTCGCCCTGGATCTCCTTACTCGCTTAAGCTGCAAATGATTGAAGCGGCAAGGGTCTGCAATAAAGACTTTGCTCAAGATACCATGGACATGGCGGGCGGTGTCAGCAAGGATCGTTACGGTGCTACGGAAAATTTTCATGTTTTAAACCGACACCCGGGTAATGCCTCCCGGATGTTTTTGGCCAGGAAAAAAGATGAATTCAAGTGGGATACCCTCAACGCTTTTGACACTAAAGGTAATCCGCTTGTCTTGCACCTGTTTGACAAGGTCCGTCCAAACCAGTCCAGGGGCGTCCCTTATCTCGCTCCTGTAATTGAACTTATCAAGCAGCTTGGCCGCTATACCGATGCCGAAGTGATGGCCGCTGTAGTTTCCGGCATGTTGACTGTTTTTGTTACCAACGAATCGGGGATGCCGGATTTAAACCCGGCACCAACTGAGGACAATCCCGAAGGGGATCCGGCAAAGCAGATTGACACAACCGGAATCGAGCTCGGTTATGGCAACATGGTTGGCCTCATGCCCGGGGAGAAAGTCGAGTCGCCTACTCCAGGGCGACCGAACACCGCTTTTGACGGCTTTGTGCTGGCTATCCTCCGGCAGATCGGCGTAGCGCTGGAGCTACCCTTTGAATTGCTGGTCAAGCATTTCACCAATTCCTACTCATCATCGAAAGCCGCCTTTGAGGAAGCCTGGTCATATTTCCGCCGGCGTCGCACCTGGCTGGTCGAAATGTTTTGTCAGCCGGTCTATGAGGCCATTATCACCGAAGCCGTAGCAACTGGCAGGCTCTCTGCTCCCGGCTTTTTTTCCGATCCATTGATCAAGAAAGCCTGGCTAGGGACCCTCTGGACCGGTGACGCACCTACCCAGCTTAACCCGAAACAAGAAATCGACGCGGCTATCGAACGGATTAACGCCCGGCTCACCAGCAGATCTGAAGAACGTTCCAAACTTGTCGGCGGCGATTGGGAAGGAGTCTTGCCGACGATCATCAGGGAAGAAGAATTGCTTCGGGAAAAAGGTCTTTTGCCTGAGCCTAAACCAAAACAGACACAACAAGTTAATCCGCAATCAAATGAGGACGAAGAATGAAGCAACTTAATCTTTCCGGCATAATCGGCTGGGATGTAACCGCCGACGATATCCGCACCGGCCTGGTCAATGCCAACGGTGATGATGTCGAACTGCTGGTCTCCAGTCCCGGCGGGCTCGTATCCACCTGCCTGGAAATCTTTAACCTGATCCGCAATTATCCCGGCCATGTCACCGCCCGGCTGGTTGGCTTTGCCATGTCCGCCGCATCTTACATTCCCCTGGCTGCTGACAGGATCATTGCCGAGGATAACGCGGTCTATATGATCCATAACGTCCACGGCGGGGTGTTTGGCGATCACAACTATATTCTGAAATACGGCAATGTTACCCGTGATCTCTCCATCATGCTGTCTAAAGCCTACACCCGTCATACCGGAAAGGATGAGGCCGAAATTCAATCCATGATGGATGAAGAAACATATTTCTACGGCCAGGGCATAGTCGATGCGGGTTTTGCCCACGAGCTCGCCGCAACCGACAACGACGATGACCAGGCGTCCGCCATGGCTATCGCCCGAACGGCATTTGCCGGTACTGCCGGAAAACTTGCCGCCGATATCAAAGCTACCGCCGACGATCTGACCAGGGCTGTCGCTCTGGCACCGTCATCATTTACTAACCATCGGGCATCCGCGCCCGCACAACCATCAAACAAGGAGCAAAAGATGGATCTTAAAACTCTGAAAGAGAAGCATCAGGATCTGGTCGCGGCTATCACCGATGAAGCGACCGCAAAAATGGCTGAACAGATTGCCGCTGCCCTGGCAGAAGGGAAAACAGAAGGAGCCAAACAGGAAAGACTGCGCATGGAAGATGTCCGGGCGCAACTGATTCCAGGCCATGAAAAATTAATTGAGACCATGGCTGCAGACGGAGTCTCCACCGGTGCCGATGCTGCAAAAGCTATCGTTGCCGCTGAAAAAGCACTTCGCAATCAGGCTGCAGACTATCTGAACGAAAGCGCAAATCCGGTTGTACCACCGGCGGGAAACAACAATTCGGAAAGGAGCCAGTTGACCAGGGCGGAGTTCAATAAGCTCACGGCCCTGGGCCAGGCTGATTTCTGCAAAGCCGGTGGAACCATAAAAGATTAATTCGGCCATTTAAAAACTGAGCAGCTTAAAACAATCACACCAAAAATTTAATGGAGTAAATCATGGGTAACACACTCACCGGGATCATCCCAATTTTGTACATGGCGGTTATGAACGTCAGCCGCGAGCTGACCGGCCTCATTCCCTCCGTTTTTATGAACGCCGATGCAGCTCAGGCAGCAGTAGGACAAACCGTCACTTATCCTGTGGCGCCTGCCTCCGAAGCTCGCGACATCGTCGCCGGGACCACATCACCGGATGACGGTGATCAGACCATCGGCAACGACTCGATGACCATCAGTAAGTCTCGGGCAGTGCCGGTCCGCTGGACAGGTGAAGAGCAGCTCTCTGTCGGCTCGTTTAACGGCAATCTGCTGCAGGGTCAGTTTGAACAGGCTGTGCGCACGTTGACCAATGAAGTTGAAAGCGATCTTGCAGCCTTGTTTAAAAGTGCCTCAAGAGCCCACGGTACAGCCGGGACAACTCCATTTTCCACTGCCGGTGATTATACCGATGCTTCTTACGCGCGCAAAATTTTAGTAGATAATGGCGCGCCTGCATCAGAGCTGAGACTTGTTGTCGATACCAGTGCCGGGGCGAATTTCCGTGGAAAACAGGCACAGGCACATATGGCCGGTACGGATTCTTTCCAGCGTCAGGGCGTGTTGCTTGACCTTCACGGCTTCCAGATCCGCGAATCGGCAAAGATCGTTAATCACGTCAAGGGTACCGGTACCAACTATGTGACCAGTGGTGCCACCGCTGCAGGCGTTAAAGATATCGCGCTTGTCACCGGTGCCAATACTGTTCTGGCTGGTGATGTGGTGACCTTTGCTGCCGATACCAAAAATAAATATGTCGTCGGTGCCGGAATTACCGAGCCGGGTACAATCAGCCTCAACAATCCCGGCGCAATGATGACCATCCCCACCGCCAACGCCATGACCATCGGTGGCAATTTTACCGCGAACATGGCTTTTGCCAGATCGGCTATCCACCTGATTGCCAGATCCCCGGCCATGCCTGAAGGCGGCGATAGTGCCGAGGACGTTTTTTATATTACCGATCCTCTTTCCGGGTTGACCTTCCAGGTTGCCCTTTATCGTGAATATCGCCGGGTGAAGTATGAAATCGGTCTTGCCTGGGGTGTTAAGGCTGTCAAGAAAGACTGGATAGCTCTGCTGCTGGGATAATTTCAATAGTTTTGAAGGGCCATAAAGCGCCGGTCGAACGTGACTGATCGGCAGGCGCTTAAATTCTAATACAACGAGGTTTCGATATGTCGGATAAAAAAGATTTAAAAAACCCGGACACAGAAGGCAAAGAGAAGGAAGAGGCGGAAGATACAAGCTATCTGGTTCGTCTTCGCAAGAACGGGGAAGAACTGGAAGTGCATCCGACCTGCGTTGATGCGCACCTGGCTTTAGGCTGGAAACCGGTTAAGTAATGCTTACCGCCGAAGATGCCGCCGTAATGCTGGAAGCCATAGGGGATGTTGCCGTTGTCAACGGAGTCAGCTTCAATGTGCTTTTCAACGATACTGCTCAGGTTGCCGATTACCGGTCTGACCAGGTTGTAAGGGTTGATCCGTATTGCCTGGCCGCTTCTGCCGATGTTGCGGCACTTGGCATTCATGGTGATCCGGACGGCACGGCAATATCAATCGGCGGCACCGATTACCGGGTTATGGCTGTTGATCCTGACGGCTCGGCTTTCTCAATTCTTACCCTGGGTGTTAATTGATGGATGCGATATCTGCTTTATTTGATGCCACCTTGGCAAAGGTTTCCTCACTCGGCCTGTTTGCATCGGTAGAACCTGCCTTGAATTGCGGGCAGCTTGCGTTGCCGTCTGCCGAGGTCTGGTTCGCTGAGGATAAGCTTGTTACGGATAAGCCGGCGATAACCAGGGAGTTATCATTTGCCGTACAGGTCACCGTCGGCCACAAGGAAAACGGCACGGCTCAGACGGTTTTGCATCCTATACTCGACACCCTTCGTACAAAATTTTCAGGCTGGCTGCCGGACTTTGTCGGCATGATGCCTTGCACCGTTCCAACTATCAAGATCGCCTCTCACGAGGATCACGGCAAGACCGTCTATGTAATGCAGATTTTATTCCGGGTGTATATCGATACATTTTCGGCAAAACAATAATTTAGAGGAGCAATAACAATGGCACAATCATTTATCGGCGCTGGAGATGTTTACATCGACCGCCTTACAGCCGCCGGAGTTAAACAGGGTAGCGTGAAGGTTGGCATAGGTCAACTGGAGCTAAAGCCTAATGTTGAATTGAAGGAGCAGACCAGCAAGGGGCGTGACAGCTACGGCCAGGTTATCGCATCTGTGGCCATCAATAAACCTGCAGAATTGTCGATCACGTTGACCCAGGTTGACCGAAAGGCGCTGGCTATCGCCCTGCTTGGTGATGATGTCGCCCATGCTGTTGTTGGGGCGGCTGTTACCGACGAGGCTGTCACCGCCCGGCATGACAAGGGCGTGTTTCTGGCTAACAGGATTATCTCAGCGGTTAGCGTCACCAACGCGGCAAAGGATGTCACTTACGTCCTCAACGACGACTACACCTTTGATGCCCGCCTGGGAATGATCACCGTCGTCTCCACTGGCGATATCACTGACGCCCAGGCGATTCTTGTTAACTATACCTATGGTGCCGAGGCCGGATATAAAATCAAGGGCGCTACCCAACCGCTAGTCAAAATGGGAGTTTTTTTGGACGGAAAAAACATGGTGGACGGCGCAGCCTGTTACGTCACGATCCATGAGGCTACGGTAAGCCCTGAGTCTGCAGTCGATTTTCTCGCAGACAATTTTGCCGAAATAGCATTGAAGGGATCCATGACCACACCGGCAGGAATGACCGAGCCGTTTACGGTCGTCATGCTTGATGCGGTTTAATGGAGTGGTGTGAATTATGGCAAAGACAACAACAATCGTTATTGACGGAAAAACAGTGATGGTCAGGGAATTGACCATGCAGGAAATCTATGATCTTTCTAGTGGAGACGAAAATCCGGTGGAAAGTATCACTTCTCTGCTATCTGCCTGCACGGATATTGATCGTAAATTCCTGATGTCCAAAGCTCCATCTGAAATCGCGCCATTGATAGAAAAGATAATTGAGGTGAACCGCCCTTTTTTGGACCAAGCGACCGCCCTCGACATGGAAGGAGTCGCCAAATCACTGGAGAGGATGATGCGGGGAATTTTTACTCTTGCATTTTTGCCGTTATCCGAGCCGGGCATGGATCAAGAACCTGGGACTATCCCTACTCTCTCTTCTTAAAAGCGCTGAAGGATCTCAATGGCGAATGACAAGAAAATAAAGGTTGACCTGACCGCTGATGTCACCGGTTTTAGAAAGGCGATAAATGGTGCCACTAAGCAAGTGGAGGGTTTTGGGAAGGATCTTAATCGCTCCCTTACAACCTTCGGCGGCAGGAATTTCACTCTTTTAACAACAGGGTTTGCCGCCACCGGTGCCGCTGCCACGGCGGCTGCTGTTGGTGGCCTTTATTTGTTTACCCGTGCGATCGGTGCGGCCATTGGCAAAGCCAGTGAGTTTTCTACCGCTAATTTTGGGATGAGGTCCAGTATCGAGGCGGCAAATCGTCAGTTTGATGTAGGAAGTGCAGCGGGCTGGGAAGATACTATTAAGGATCTGCAACAAACTTTACGTATCTTCTCGGAAACCGATCTGCGCAATGCCAGTGCCAGGACAATCGACATGACCAAGCGGCTTGGTTTGTCTGCAGAGCAGATGAAAAAAGTGATCCAGGTAAGTGCCGATTTATCCTCCGGTAAAACCAATTTAGTTGATGGTGTCGAGAGGGTAACTGCAGCTCTGAGGGGTGAAGCTGAAGCTTCGGAATATCTCGGCCTTACCCTGAATGAAGATTATGTCAAAGGCTGGCATGCTGCAAACAATGCAACCGGTAAAGCCTGGAAAGATCTTACCGATCTTGAGAAAGCGCAAGTCCGCTACAATATCCTTTTGGAACAAGCTTCTCCATCTTTTGGCCGTGCTGCAGCATCTGCCGATATTTATTCCGGTGCGCTGCAGGAAATGGGTACCAATTACGGTGATCTGCAAAAAGAAGTCGGCGGTCTTTTTACTCAAAACACATTTGTGATCGAGTCATTCAAGGTTCTGTCCGGGATTTTTAAAGGATTAAAAGAACAGATAGCCGGAAACCGTGGGGCGATGGTCAACCTGGTGAAGGATGGTTTTGTTGCTCTGGTTTCTGCAATCGGCACATCTATTGAAGTTTTAAGATTTTTTTACAATGGTTGGCAGGGGCTTGGTTTGGTGGCTCACGGTGTGGTCACACTTATGGTTAAAGGCTTTGAGTTAACGGCTAAGACGCTGAGAGTGACATTGCTTAGACCTCTTGATCTCCTCCTTACCGGCATGGAAAAGATTGGAGCTATCGATTCCAATCCTCTCAAAAACTTTGAAGAAACACTTAGCGGTTTTGGTGAGTTTTCTGCAGATGAGTTCAACAGTCTACTTGATGGAATAAGTGATACCAATAGACAGTTTGATGAAGCAAAGTCGGTTATTGATGATTTTAAAAAGAAAATTTCTGAGATACCAGCTGAATACAAAGACACCACTGAACAAATGTCCGGAGACACGAAGGAAGTCAGCCAGGAAATGGAACTTATAGATGGCGTATGGGTCAACGTTTTTAAAACTGCCAAGCAAGAATCAAAGAAAGCAACGGACTCCATCATCTCCGACATTAATAGAATCAAAAGTGCCGCTAAAAGCGTCAGTCCGGTTTCTTATACCCGTAGCAGGCCAGATGGTTTTGCGACTGGTGGCGATCCTTTTTATGGAGGCCTCCCCGGTTACGGCGGTGGAGATCGCCGCATCATTGCCGTCGAAGATGGTGAGCACGTTATACGCAAAGAAGGTACCGCCAAGCTCGGACATGGCTTCTTTCAGAGATTTAATGATCTGAACTTTCTTCGCTCCCTGCCTGGTTTTAAGATTGGCGGGCCGATCACATCAGGCACAGGTGCTTCCGTCGGTAGCAGCAGCACATCGGAAGAAACAGTCACCGTAAATTTTGCCTTCCCAGGAAACGCAACACAGCCGCGAGGCAGGTTCACCAGACAGGATGCAAAAATCCTTTTAGGGCTCATGGAAGAAATGCACAGAGGATCATCGCGATGATATCTATCGGCACCGTTGTTTTATCCGATCATCTGCTTTTACCGGGCACAAAGAACATGTCCCTTCGGGCAGGATCGACACGTATGACCCTGGGTGGCCGTCCCGTGCATCAGTCTATTGCCATGGCAGCCGGGCAGGAACTTTCGTTGCAGGATCCCGGTGATGGGGTCGGATTATTCAGCGGGGCTCAGATCGACGCTATCAATTTGTATCGTGGATCGGCTGAGATTGTTGATTTTATCCATCATATCGGCAGCTGGCGGGTGATAGTGAAGACTGTTGAAGTCGAACAGATTGACGGCTATGCCGATCCTATAGCGAGCGATATGTATTACGGCACTATAACTATGATAATTATGGAGTAGCACATGCTATCAACCGACCTGGCAGTATTCAAGCCCCTGGCTAACGGCCGATGTTCGGCCACAACCATCGCCTCCGGCGTAGTGCAGGGGGTGTTTCCCCATGTTACGAGCTCGCAGCGTGCGTCCGGCCTGGTGACTGATGTAAAAACTTTTTGGGGGCTGAAGAACACCGACAACCTGCCCCTGCTGGACCCTGAAGCTTATCACGACAAGCCGACGATCTCGCCTGATGATTTTGTTGTTATGTGGTTGTCCGGACAGCGGACCGCCCAGGCGGATCTTGCTGCTGAGATGGCTGCAGCTAATCTGCGCGGTACCGCCGTGCTGGCTGCGAATATCGCTGTCGGTGCTTTGACGTTCACCGCGACGGTTAAGAACGCCGATCTGCTGCCTGGTGGGACCTACGATATTTTTAAGGACGGTTACGAGATCAAGATTTGCTCCAACACCGACGCTCTGGCCAGTGACGGAGCCGAGGAAATAAAAACCATTTCCGGTACGCCAACCTATTCCGGCCTGGTCGTGACGATCACCGTCACCGCCGCTTTCACAACAGCGTTTACCGCCGACGGCACCGCCCGCGTGTCGAGCCTGATCCGTCCCGGCGATACCCAGCCGAGCGCAACGGCAGTCGTCAAAACGTCGGCTGCGGGGACGATAGACACTGGCTCATATCCGATGCTCCTGGATAACTACGGCACGGTCGAACAGGATTGGAGCTTGGATTTTACCGATGCCACCCATTTCACCCTTACCGGCGACACCCTGGGCGCTGTCGGATCGGGCGTGATCGGGACGGACTTTTCCCCGCTTAACCCTGATTTCTCCCGGATCTATCTGACGATCGAAGCCGGGATGCTCGGCGGTACCTGGACGGCTGGCGACAACCTCAGCTTTACCACCCACCCTGCCCGCGTGCCAATCGGTCAGCGTCGGATCGTGCCTGCGGGATCCGCGTCTCTTGCCAATAACAAATGCACCCAGGTGTTTGGCGGTGAGGCTGCGGGCTGATGACTGAATTTACCACGCTCCGCATAAACCGGTCGCAGCCGGATGCCGGGTCATCCGGTGACTGGCTGCGTATCGAGCAGCCGGAATGGCCGGAGGCTCCGGCAGGTGGGTTTTTTGCCTGGATGTCCCAGCAGGGCAAAGGTTATTCGCTGGTCACCCTGCATGAGTATTTTGCTATCTATGCCTCGCATTGCGAAGGTGACGGCAGTTTGACTGTGGAGATACAGGTGCATCGATCCCGCCCGGATCTGGCGTACAAGGCTCATGCCAGCTATGGGGAGCTGAGTGCAAAATATATTCATCAAGGCACACATAAAAAATCTGTGACGGTTGAGCAGGCGGATAGTCTGGATCTGGAAGTGCAGCTTGTCGGGACGGTTAGTGCCTTTTGGGAAAGCGTGGTGTTTGACGCGTCCGGCAGCGAGGTTTTTCCTCACCCGCCTATCTCGGTCAACGGCTCGGTGCTCTCCTGGGGCGGTATGAAGGTGTCCGGAGTGCTGCGCCTGGCCTATACCGAGGAGCATGACGCCTACACCCTGACGATTGCTCCCCGACCGGCTGGAGAATATGAAGCAAACGACCGCGACGGAGCCTATCAGTCGACGGTTTTTGCCGTATGGGCCGGTGGGGTCGAGTCGCACGATGTCGACTTGCCGGATATGTCGGGCAGCTGTGCTTTCGGGGAGAGCCTTATTATAAATCCGGATGATCCGGATGATCCGGATGATGAACAATGCGTCCGGCATAATATCCTGGTCGATGCCTGCACGAAAGAAATTATCCGCGAATGGGATGAGGCTATCCCTTGCCCTGAAAACGATGAGGATGAGCAATAACCATGGCCAGGATCATCGAGACAATCACCCACGTTGACGAGCTCAAACCGGCCTGTAAGACTGCGGCGGAGATGGAAAACATCTGCTGTGAACCGACCGGTGCCCTGCAATGCTGTGTTGAGGGTGATCCGGTGTGGGATGGTTATTCGCAGGATGAGATCCTGGAGCATCTCGGGATTGTTCTTGATGACGACGGCCGCGATGCCCAGGGGCGGTTTGTCAATATCGAGATGGCTCCGCGTGTCCATCCGTGTGGCGAAAAGCGGCTTACTTATGATCTGTCTGGACAGAATTGTTGCGATCAAGTGGACCCGCTTGTAGTGGATGAAGAAAACTCTGCCGCCGTTGTTGCTGATATGTCTGCAGCCTTCATCTCTGTAACGGGCGGAAGGGCACCATTTTTGGTCTCTGTCAGAGGCAGTGGTTTTTTCCTGGATCAGGCCAGAACAGTAAAGGACGGTTACGTTGAGTCCAGATCAATACGGGTTTTTACCGGAAATGCCTGCGGCCCGGCAAGAGTTCGGGTGTCTGACGGGTGTTCTGCTGTTTATGGAGACCTCAGATCGGTAAACGGAAGGTGGTCAGAGATTATTAACCAATTTGAGCCGCCGGAGGGGAGGTACGCGCTGGCGGTGAGTTCCGGTTTGTGGCCCTGTAGTTTTTTTGATACCCCGCTGTCCAAGTCGTTCCGGTCCACCTGGGGAAGATACTCACTCTCCCCAACAGGAGAGGATACGATGGTTTTCCATTTTTTGCACGAATCATCTATCCACGGACTGTGGGGCGGGCCTGGGTATACCGTATCGCATACGGATCAAAGATACCCCCATGTTGAGGTGCCTATTTTTTATTCATTTTTTGTCGGATCCTGTTTTGGAGCGGGCGAAACTACAGACCCTTCTCCGGTATACTACAACCTTAACGGCATCTATAGCCTCTATGAGTTTATTTGTTAGGACACTATGATGATTATTTACACCGCATATGCAGGAAGGGATCTCCAGAACACCATGTCGCTGTTAAATCAGTTTGAGGCTGAGGGGGTGACCGATATCAGATTTGTGCGACAACGCATCCAGGGGCATCTGGACGAGAGGTTTAAGACTGCGCAGGTAAAAAAGATCAAAGAAGTCAAAGAGGCCAGAGCAACAAGATCTATAAAACCTGCCAGATGTCCATCCTGTGGATCAGATAACTGGCATGAGGGAAAAGTGCTGGATGGTGTCGTTTATGACGGCTGCGGAGATTGTTATTACTCACGGAGGGTAGGGAATGGCGTTTGACCCTTCACTAGTACCCGACAATAAAAAGGTCCGTTTGACTCTAAATAGTTCGGTTATTTCTTCAGACATTGCCGATTTCTCCCTTGCAATCCCTCTGGATGGCACTGATCCGCTGCACTCCGCGATATTCTCCGAAATCGGCGGCAGCAGTCTTAAGTTGTCGGTTGAGACAGGCGGAGCGCAGTGTCCGGTGGAGGTTGAAAAATGGGACTCAGGAGCAGGCAAGGCGCTGCTACACACAAAAGTACCAAGCTATTCCTCGTCTGTTGATACCATCCTGATACTTTCTTACGATTCCGCCCAGGACGATAACACGGCGTATGTTGGCGCGGTGGGCAGTTCCCCGGCACAGTCTGTGTGGGATGCTGATTTTTCGGCTGTGTATAACATGGCTCAGAACCCTGCCGGTGTTGCTCCTCAGTTATTGGATTCGACCGTTAACGGCCATCATATGACGACATATGGTTCGATGAGCAGCGGGGATCTGGTTGATGGAGCTGTCGGTAAAGCCATCGATTTTGATGGTGCTGACGATTATGCCGATACGGCCAATATAGCCGCTACTGCAGATTGGACATTTGAAGCATTTTTAAAACCCGTTTCCACAATTAGCGGCGATGGTATTTTCCATGCCGGCGGTGATGGCATTGTTTTTTCTAACGACAAAATCGGCCTGATGGATGCATCTAATGTAATCAGGAGTGGCACCAGTGTTGTCAATAACGTCTGGATCCATGTTGCCGTTACCTCGGCAAACAAGGTTTTTGAAAACGGAGTTGATGTCACGGCCAGTCTCTCTAATAACGGTTGGTCACTGTCCGGCGTAACAAGGATAGCTAGCGGTTACCTTGCCAGAAAGCCGCAAATGATCCTGCAGTATGCGGCGAAAAGCAATGTTGTGCGGTCGGCAGACTGGATAAAGCTAAAAAATCTATCCTATACCGACCAGTTAATCAGCTGGTCGTCATTTGCTGACCCGTCATTTCTGCGGGCAATACTTGATCAGGACTATGATTTATTAAATAGCCTGATGCGCTCGATACTTGAGCAAATTTATCCATTGACCGCGCCGCGTTTCAACGTTTTTGACCAGGTCTATGGACTGCGGATGCTGGTTATCCTGTCTCAGCTTTACGGTAATTCGCCGCGATATCGTGCTCAATTGTCTCAGTATTACGGGGATTCGACTCTTTTTCGCCGGATGTTTATCCAAAGTTATGGAGATGCCTCCAGGTACCGGCAGCATTGCGAGCAGGGCTGGGATATGCCGGAAAGTTTGCGCCGGATGTTTGAGCAGCGGTACAGCATCTCGGGGTCCGGATACCGGGCGATGCTTGACCATGTTTATGATGTCTCTGATGTTGAGTTGCTGCGGGCCCAGCTGGATCAGTTGTATATTCTGGCTGCAGGGGAAGCCCTGGTGCAACGGACAGAACAGGGTGTGTATTGCGGTGGGGTGGAACATGCCTCGGCGTATAACATCATGATCGAGCAGGATGAATCTTTGTTTTATATGGTCGGCGAGCTGCAGTTGGCCGATGAGCTGGAGTTTTTGCAGTATCGACCGTTTGATACCGATGTGGTGATTGAGGTCGATGATCGGCAGTATCATTTTATCGTTGATGCGGATCCGCGTCGGTCCCGGCAGCCGGGGGAGAGTGTTTTTGTTGTTCCGCTGGTCAGTAAAACCGCTTTGCTCGATAGTCCGCATAGTGTCATTACCTCCGATAGTCTGTCCGGGATGGCCTCCGACCTGGTCGCTACCCTGGCCGCTCCTTTTACTGTCGACTGGCAGCTGGTCAACTGGTTTATCCCTCCGAATATTTTACAGAGCAACGGTGAGTCGGCAATCTCTCTTATCAGGCGGATTGTTGCTGCTGCCGGTGGAATAGTGCAGACGTCTCCGGCTGGAGTGCTTGTCTGCCGTCCGGAATATCCGGTCAGTGTGGGCGAGTGGTCCAGTGCGGTACCGGATCTTGAGCTCACCGACCAGGACGATTTCTTCAGCATCGATCCATCGCCGGATCCGCGTCCCGGCTATAACGTTTTTTTTCTGACCAATCAGTCGTTGGCTGCTGATGGCGTGTCCCTTGATATCGTTAATGTGTCGGCTACGCAAAACGAATTGCGGGTGTCGATGCTGCCCTGGAGCGATACGGCCAGGGTGATAATGCATCATTCCGGCGGGTCATGGGTGCAGGTAGTCGATCAGGGTGTTGTTGTCGAGACGATCACCGAGCAGGTGGAGATTATCGCCGGTGCCGGACAGACGACGAAGCCTGTTTTTGCATATCTCGATCATGAATACAGCGTTGTTGATTTGGGCGCTGTCGAGGTTGCCGAGGCGGGTAATGTGACCACGGCGCTGGCTGAAAACTCGTTGCTGCAGCTTACATATCAGACCAGGTATTGGAGTTTTCTGGCTACCGATCGAAATATTGAGGATGTCCAGTTTTTCCCGGAGATTATTGAATCATGAGCGATAAAACAGTAACCGGCATAGCTCGGTTTGGGGAGTCGTCTGCGGCCTCCGGATCTATTGTTGCCGAGATTGACGGTGCTATGCATCTCGATGCGGATGGCCGGGAAAAGAGTTCTTTCCTGCCTGGTGAGGCTGTTTTTTTCCTGCTTCATCACGATGCCAACGTGAAGATAGTCCGGGTGCGGTCAACCGACGATGGTGATGTGCAGCTGATCGGGAAGGTGACCAGGAGCAAGAGCCAGGAGATAACGTTTGAGCATCCCGCTCACCTGGTCGATTTGTCGTATCGTCCGGGCGGTCAGCCTACGGCCAAATGGTACGGACGTGGCAGTAATCTTTATCTGTCCGGCAAATCGTTACAGGCGGACCTGGCTCCGTGCCTGGGTGATATCAGCTATCCGATTGTCGCGACTCAGTACCTGCACCGGCCAACTTCCGCAATTGTTTTGCAGCCGGGCGAGGAATTTCCGGTTGATATCATCATTGAGTATAGGGTGGAGGGTTAATGCAAATGGATGACAAAAAAATGACTAATCAGATGATGTTCCATTCTTTCTCTATTTCGTCAATAACGTCATGGATTTCTAAAATTTTACCTCTATCCCACTGTTCAAATTTACCGTCATGTTTGCTCAATAATCTGGATTGGAATTTATCGAGTTGTTCTGTGGTGAAGCGATTGCGTAACTCATTAAAGGTCGCGGTGTCTAATATTTCTCGAAAGTCTTTTTTGGAGTCTATCTCTGACCGCCAGAATTTAATTCTATCAATTCTGCTTTGTCTGCGGAGTTTTCGTTTTTCTATATCCCACTTTATGAAAGGTGCTACAAGAGATGAAACTAGGCCACCGGCCAAGGCGGATATGGCATGTGTAATGTATGGTTCCATTCTTTTCCCTGGGTGTTGTGATGAATAAAAAGAAAATTATTAATATGGCTATTTTCCTTAACCTGTTGATAGGCATAGGAATACTCGTCATACTTATTTCGATTGCGGAAGAAAAACAACTCCTTTTTTTGTCAGAAACGTCTGGGTTGATAATTTCATTTTTCATTGGCTTGGTTGTCTCTGGTTTTGTCTCTTATTTTTGGGAATAGTCATGCAAATTACCGTGACCAGGGCGCCAGCCAATCGGCAGGGACCGGACATCGTTGATGAGCTGCTGACCGATAGCCGTGTTGCCATCTCCAGGGGCAGGCGTGAGGTTGATTATAACTGCGGCAGCCGGACGAATGAATCATGCCAGTGTCCTCAGCATGATTTTATCGAGACCGGGACGCTGGTGGGTGTGACCGAGGCCGCTGAACGTTGGCCGGGAGTTGTCCGCTACTGGTCTCTAACGCTGACTGTTGACGATACCGGGGAGCGTTTTACCGCAGATATCCGGCTATCTATTGAGCGGGAGGCTCGAAAATAATGTCCACGCAATTTTTAAAGAACATTTTTGAGCCGGGCAAAACGACAACGGGATACAGCCGGGTAGTGCGTCGGCTGTCGACAACTAAATATGAGGTTGTGGACGCCACGGGGCGGGTGAAGTTTGCCGAATCAACTGATTTTTATCCTGTGGGCGTCAGTGTCATCATCCAGGACGGGCGGATTGTCGGTCGGGGATCCGCTGCAGGTAAGCATAAAACGTATGAGGTGTGATATGGCCGATCAGGAGCAGGAAACGTGTCCGTACTGCGGTGCGGTGATAGTCGATACTGATGATTGTCGGTGCCCAGGGTGTGGGTATTCGACTTGAGAATTGAGATGATCATCTGGAGGATGATATGGGATTGTGGGCAACAATAACCGGAGCGGGCAAAGTCTCCGAGGTTGTGGATACCGGGTTGGACCTGGTCAAGACAGGTGCTAAGGGCATTGATATGACTTTTTACACCGATGAGGAAAAGGCCATTGCCGGTGCACAGAACCTAGTGTCCCGTCAACTCTCATGTGTCGGATAAAGACGCAGTAATTTTATCCGAGCATTCTCAGTAGTAAAATGCCAATTGACTTTAGCATTTTTATTGTTTCTGTGTTCTTGCCACGCACTTG